CATATTTACCCCTAAACGGCTTTTACTTATGTAAGTAACCCCAAAGAATAGGCAGGGAGGGCTAGATTCAGGGGACTACGCCCCAAATCCACGCCAAGACGGCCCAGATGTTCAAGACAAGGTTACTAAGAAATATAATAAGTCTCTTCCATTCATGATAGGTTATGCCTAAAGGATTGAAGCCGACCTCAGGACTAATCACAATTAGTTTCGGAGTAACAGAAGCACTACCAAACACATTTACTCAAACAGTTGTAGATATGCAACTAAATCCACTTGACAATGAAGTGTTTGTTGTCCAAGCAATCGACATGGACCCATCACCTCCCGATGAGGTCATAGGATTAAACACAAGATGTGATTCCAGTTTGTCAACTGTATCCCGTGCAACTGTTGGTTCTCTTGCTGATACCAATGTCCTTGCTGTTGGTGAAAGATTCATCCGCTCCTCTGGTGGTGCTGGTGTTGGATTTGAAACTATTAGTGCATCTTCCCCGTCCGCTTTGCTAGAATACATGGGAATCATAGCAACCAACGACTTCGCTTTACAGATTCAAGGCGGTAACAATGTTAACCCTATGACAGTTAATGGCAAAATGTATGGATACCGTGCAAAAGCAGATGCAGCTATCTACGCAGCACTTGTACAATCTGAAGTTCTATCTTCGTGAGGTGCTTAGATTGGTGGCTATTCATGGCCGCTGGTGTGGGCCCAACTGGACAGACGGTCAAGCAATCAGCGCACGAGACTACAAACTCCAAGGTGGAGACTTCAGAGGCTCGTGCGTTGATGCTCTTGACTGTGCTTGTCGTGAGCATGACAAGGGCTGTTCCGGTAAATCAGGATGTTCTGCGGCTGCAGATAGAAAATTAGCAGCCAAAGCGCAATGGATTGCACTGACAAATCCAAAATTACGCAATGTTGCACAAGTAATTGCATCAGGAATTGCTGTAGCTAGTTTCACAAGGAGTAGATAATATGCCAACAGTAACAATGACATTAGAAGAATATGAAGCACTTCGTTCACTAATTAGTAGTGAAAGAGAATCTGAAGGCGCTAGTCTAGCAGATCGTGAGATGGACCAGAAACCAAAGAAGCGTAAGATTTCGAAATACCAGCGTGAATTAGGTAGACAATTAAAGATGCTAAAGAAGAAACATCCTCGAACAGCAATTACCAAGTTAATGAAGCGCGCTCACAGAGCAACAAAAAAGGCGCTGAAGTAAATGTTCATTTGTAGAATCTGCAAATCTCGTAAGAAAACCTTGGTTACTTTGATGAAGTGTGTCAAGAAATGCATGAAGGCTGACAATCAAAACAAATAAAATAATCCGTATCTGGATGATTTGTGATAATTTGACTACATTCTTGTTGCCAACAATAGCAATCACATTGTTTACAGAGAACATAAACATCCATTGTCATAGATAAGCCTCCACATCAATGCCTAATTCTAGTGCCAATGCTCTCTTAGTTGGCTCTGAGATGTCCCTAGACAATAGAATAAGCATCAATCTGCGATTGTTCAGCAATTCAACATCGATTTCAACCGGATTTAATCTTTCTTCAATTGCTCTATTAACAAACTTCGACCTAAGTTTTGGCCTAACTTTTTCATTTAGGTCTTCAACTGTAGCTAGTTTGATTGAGAATGTTCTGTTGATGTGCATTATTCTTCCTCCTCACAATTGCAATAATAAACGATATCTTGCAATAAGCCATTTTTTACCCAATACCAATCTTCTTTTACATCATCTCCGCATTCACTGCATCGCATAATCATCGGATTGTACCAATTCATTGTTCATCATCCTCACAATAAGGGCAATTTTCTACACAATCAAGTGCAAGAACAAGGTGTTTTATTCGAGTGTACTGGCTGTATGGGGTTTTTGTTGGCTCCATATTTACCCCTAAACGGCTTTTACTTATGTAAGTAACCCCAAAGAATAGGCAGGGAGGGCTAGATTCAGGGGACTACGCCCCAAATCCACGCCAAGACGGCCCAGATGTTCAAGACAAGGT